ATATTTTCACAATCACAAAGAATAACTTTAGCTCAAACAGAATTACAACTTGCAATGTCAAATCCTGGAATGCATAATTTATACGAAGCGTACAGAGATATGTACACTGCGATCGGTGTTAAAGATGTAAATAGAATCTTACCGCCACCTCAACCACCTATGCCGATGGACCCAGCTGCAGAAAATATTTTAGCTATGACAGGTAAACCTTTTCAAGCTTTCAAAGGTCAGGACCACAGAGCACATATTACTTCGCATTTAAATTTTATGGCAACTAATATGGTTAAAAATAATCCTATGATTATGGGTGCATTACAAAAAAATATTTTTGAACACATTTCTTTGATGGCACAAGAGCAATTAGAGGTAGAATTTAGAGAAGAGATACAACAGTTAATGCAATTACAGCAAATGACACAAATGAATCCTGCTATGGCACAGTCTCCAGAAATTCAACAACAACTTTTATCGTTAAATTTATCTATTGAATCAAGAAAAGCTAAATTAATTTCTGATATGACACAAGAATTTAAGGAAGAAGAGAATCAAATCATGGGTGATTTTGGAAATGACCCTGTTGCTAAACTAAAAGCTAGAGAATTAGACCTTAGAGCTATGGATAATGAGCAAAAACGTATGCAAGCAGAGCAAAGATTAGATCTAGATAAGTCAAGAGCTATGATGAATCAAGATTTACAAGAAGAAAAGCTTGATCAAAACGAAGAATTGGCTAAATTAAGAGCTAATACGTCGATTGAAAAAACTATTTTAGGTAAAACTCTTCCGAGTTCGGATAAAATGCCTGGAAATGTTGCAATCATTCGAAAAACGGGAGAATAAATATGAAAAAAAATAAAAAATCAAGTCACGCAGGCATGGTTCATGTAGATCATGACATGTTTACGAACAAAGACGGCTTTCCAAACGGCGGAGTTGAGGTTGAAGTATCAAAACCAACAGAAACTCAGTCTGTTCAAGTAAGAGGAACTAGAAACATGCTGTCTGAAAAGAAAAAAGACGCGGATTGGTACTAATATGTGGTTATCCGCAATAAAATTAGCGGTTTCTGCTGGTAGTAAAATTTATGCTAACAAGCAGAAAACGAAAATGGCCATGTCTGAGGCACAATTAATGCATGCTCAGAAAATGGCTGAAGGCCAGGAAGCTTACCAAGGTAAACTTCTGGAGGCCCGACAGTCTGACTGGAAGGATGAGGCGGTTTTATTGATACTCTCGGCGCCAATCGTGGTGCTGGCGTGGGCGGTTGTGAGTGACGATCCAACTGCTATGGACAAGGTAAAATTGTTCTTCGAATATTTCTCGTCTCTCCCTTCATGGTTCACAAACCTCTGGATCCTTGTGGTTGCGAGCATATATGGTATAAAGGGTACACAAATTTTTAGAAACGGAGGTAAAAAATAATGGCTAGAAAAAAAATAAAAAAGTTTCTTAAAAACGCAGCCCCTTTACTTGGAGCAGCAGGTCTTGCAATGATGCTTGGAGGAAGAAAAGGCAAAGCATTTACCAACGCTAATGCAAGAAAACTTATGACATCTAACGCAGCTATGAGAGGACTTCCTAAAGGAGGAGTTACTATTCCTATGAATCCTCAAATGTTATCTGACGAACTTATGATGTTAAATGAAGGAACAGATTTTGGTTTAGGTCCAATGGATGGAGCGAAATCCGGTGGTCGTATAACTAAATCAGGAGTTAAAAGAAAAGTAAGTAAATTCGCTAAAAAGAAAAAACAAGCAAATAGGAGTAAGAAAAAATAATGCCTGGAACAATGATGAAAAGACCTATGATGAAAAAAGGTGGAAAGGCTTTGAAGCCTGTTAAGCCAAATCAAAAAGGTTTAAAAAAATTACCCAAAAAAGTTAGAAACAAAATGGGTTACATGAAAAACGGTGGTAGAGCAAAGTAATGGCTAGACCGGGTTTATATGCAAACATTCACGCTAAAAGAAAGCGTGGAGGTAAGATGCGAAAGAAAGGTGCAAAGGGTGCACCAAAAGCATCTGACTTCAAACGAGCAAAACAAACAGCGAGATCATAATGACAAAACTTTGTCCCAGAGGTAAGTCCGCAGCAAAGCGAAAATTTAAAGTATACCCGTCAGCATATGCTAACGCCTACGCTTCTAAAATTTGTGCTGGTAAAATTAAGGATCCCTCTGGTGTGAAGAGAAAAGATTTTAAAGGACCTAAGCCTGCTGGAAAAAAAGATGGCGGTAGAATAGGTTTTAAACGTGGCGGTATTGCTAAAGGTTGTGGTAAAGTCATGTCTAATAGAAGGAAAGTAACGAAGGTCTACTAATGGCTGGTTTAAAAGAATGGTTTAAACAAGACTGGGTAGATATTGGCGCCAAGAAAAAAGGCGGAGGTTTTAAAAAATGTGGAAGAAAATCTGCGAGTGGATCAAAAAGAAAATATCCAAAGTGCGTCCCTGCTGCCAAAGCGGCAAGCATGACAGAATCCCAGAGACGGAGTGCCGTTGCAAGGAAAAGAAGTAAAGCACAAGGTGTAGGCGGTAAGCCAACTAACGTCCCAACATTTGCAAAGAAAAGAAAAAGCATGGCATTTGGAGGCAGAGTATAATGAGAAAGCAAGACAATATGCCAGCTAGAAATAAAAAGAATTTTCGTTCGACTAAGTCGGGCGCAGGTATGACACGAGCCGGTGTTGCTGCCTACAGAAGAATGAATCCCGGCTCTAAATTAAAAACAGCGGTCACTGGCAAAGTCAAACCAGGATCTAAAGCTGCTAAAAGACGTAAATCATATTGTGCTAGAAGTGCAGGACAAATGAAAAAGTTTCCAAAGGCTGCGAAAGATCCTAATTCAAGACTAAGACAGGCGCGTAGAAGATGGAA